TACCCCCTAGGCGTGAAATCCACCTAGAGCGATCATAGACCATCAGAGTCTAACGTGCAACTAGTAAAGTCCATAGGCGTCAACGATCCGACCGGTTTCTTGCCCTACCCTTTCTTGCGGGGTCCGGCCTCGATCCGCCTGGCCGGCGGTGCGGCCTCCAGGCGGGCCGGTGCGGAGCTGGTGACGAGATCTCGACGGGCGGCGCGCTAACCGCGTCGGCGGTTTCCGGCAGGGCAGGCCGTGGGCCGGTCCTGCGGAAAGCGGAAAGGAAACCCTATAAGGGTAGGGCTTTCCTTTCCGTAAAGCCCTCCCACCTTCTAGCTTGTGTCGCAGCATTTCCGCGCCGGTTATCAATTCCTGGCTAACTCCATTTCTAACATTGTGTTACAGCAAGGAAAGGAAAGCCTGCGGAAAGCCCTCATCCTTTCCGCGCTGCTTTCCATCCATCGCGCTCGTCGAGCCGGGCCTTTCCGTCCTTTTCCAGCGCCTTCAGGTAGTTGCGCATGGTCCGCACGGTGCGTTTGTAGCCGGCGTCTGCCAGGGCGGCGGTTAGATCCTCGACGCTCCATCCGGCGCGTTCCGGCAGGATGGTCTGGAGCGCGGCCAGGGCTTGCACCTTCTCGTCCGCCGGGTCGGGCGGCTCATCGGTGGCGACGAGCAGCCCGGTGCCCTGGCGCACGAGCCAGACGCTAGGCGGCGTCCGGTCCTCGCGCACCTTCAGGAAATCGAGCACGAGCCCGCCCTTGCGCTTGGATAGGCGCATCACCACGTCAACGTGGCCGGTGAAGGTGGAATCTCCGCGCACCGCGTCGAGCCCGTCATCCTTTCCGCCTTGCTGCCCTTTCCGCTCGTGGTGCAGCGGGACCACGCACGCGCCCGTCTCCAGCACCACCTCGTCGAGCGCATCCGTTACCGGGGATAGGTCTAGCTCACCTATGAGGGAATGGCACTTGCGCATGGAGTCGAGAATCACGAGCCCGGCACCGGATCGCTTGATGATCCGCACCAGCGCGGCCAGATCCTTCGGGTTGAGCAGGTCGAGCTTTCCACGGCCTAGATCGGTCTTTGTAACCACGGTGAAGGAATCCACCCATGCACCATCGCCCACCGCGAGCAGCCGCTTGCGCATGGTGTAGGCGGTCGATTCCAGCGCGACCATGAGCACCTTAGTCGGCGTCGTGGGCAGAGCATCCGATGATAGCCAGGGCCTGCCCTCAATCACGGCCCTTGCGAGCTGGATTGCCGCCCAGGTCTTGCCCAGGCCGGGCTTACTGGCGAGCACGCCGATCGCGCCCTTGAATAGCAGACCGTCGCCAAGGATGGACGCTGGGGCCTCGATTTCAACGTCTAGCAGCCGGCGCGATGATGACGGTATCGTCGCCATCGGATCACCCGCAGCACGCTCCGCGAGACGTTTCCGGGCCACCTCGATCCGCGCGAGCAGGTCCGCGCTCGTCGCACTATCCGCGCTCGCAGCGGCGTCCAGATCCTGCGCAGCCTCAACGGCCATGCGCACTAGGGCCTTTTCCGCGACCATGCGAGCATGGTGCTCGACGTTGGCGGATGCGCTTGCGGTATCAAGCAGCCCGGCCAGGTAGGTCGCGCCGCCAACGTGGTCGATTTCTCCGGCGCGCCGCAGCTCCCCCGCCAGCGTGATAGCGTCGAGCGGGCTTCCGGCGTCCACCACCGCGAGCGCAGCCCGGAAGATGGTGCGATGCGCGGGCCGGTGGAAATCTCCGGCCTCCAGCTCCGCGCGCGCGATCGCCACCGCGCCCGCGTCGAGCAGCATGGAACCTAGAACGCTCCGCTCCGCCTCGATCGCTTGCGGCGGTAGACGGTCGGGATCGTCCTGCTCGCGGCGGATCATCGCTCCACCTCGATCGGCCCGCCCATGACGCGCGCCCATGCCCACGCGCGCAGGCGCACTAGCAGCTCGCGCTGCTCGTCCTCGTCGGCAGCGTCTAAGAACACGCTGGCGGGTCCATCGGGGGGAAACGTGAGCAGAGCGGCGGGCGGAACCCGGCGCATCGGGCGGATCTGTCGTAACTTGCGGCTACCCATCAAAAACCTTTCCGGCGGAGCCTATTCGCGCTTGACGCCGGGCCGGTGATTGCTAGGATATAGCTAGCTCCGCCTTTCACCGGGCCGGGCTTTGATCTCTGGAGGATCTACTTGATTCGCCGGCGTTAGCGCGCCGGCGTTTCCTTTTCTAGCCCACTTTGCGCCCCCGTGATTCGCGCCGGAATGCGCGCGCCGTTTCCGCAGCCCACGGGGCCACGTCGAATAGCTGGTGCTGGCCGGGCTTGAGTAGCACGCTCATCAGCGCCGCATCCTCGCCCATGAATACGTCGTCACCCGCGACCACAAGGCGGGCGGATGCTAGATCCTTCCCGTAACGGGCCACCACCTTAGCCGCCTTGCGCACGGCCTGTGCGCTAACGCCCTTCGCCCGCAGCTCCGCGATTGTGCGGGCCGCGACGAGTACATGGAGCGGCCAGGCATAGCTCGCGGCGTGTGAGCCGGGTTCCGCTGCGAAGCAGATGGGATCGAGTAGGCCGCGCTCACGCCAGCGGAGCAGCGTGCGCCAATGCAGACCGGCTACACGCGCAGCGGATGGCGTGTTGAGGGTTCCGGGCGGTAACTCTTGCCGATGCTTGCCGGGCATGAGGGTATGTTGAACTATCGCGGCGGCTTTCGTCAAGGTTGTTTCCCCCGCGAAAACGCAGCCGCAACCCGTTGCGCCCTAACCATATACAGATCCTCCGGTGATTCGCTCGAATTGGCCGGGACCATTCCCGCGCCGGGCGCGTTCCTTCGCGATCCATGCCGCCGCGAGCAGACTGGCCACCGTGTCATCGTGCACGCCGGCGGGCGCGGAGTAGCGTAGCCCGCCGGATGGTAGGCGTTGCGCGCCGTAGCTCAACAGCTCGTCGCGCTGCGCTCGTGCCGCCGGCGATGATGTCGGATCGAGCAGCACCACCTCGCCTTGCTCCAGGCTCGCGCACAGGTGTTTCACCATCTGCTCTTTCAGCGGCGCGGAGAACTTGAGCCCGCGAAAGTACGCGCGCCCGCGTGCCGCCTGGCGCAACCGCTCTAGGTGCGGGTCCGCCAAGAGCTGGCCGGAAACGTCTAGCACCATCTCCGCGCCGTAGTGCATCGCCGGCGCAAGTATCCGCGTCGAGTCGATCGACCACCCTTGAGAACTCCACCGATCGACGTAGGCTTGCACGGTTTTCCGGCCCTCACGCCTCACGATGCAGAGCGCGAAGAAATCCGCGCCGGTGCCGGCGATGTCGCAGAATCCGTAATAGTCGAAACGCGGGTTAGGCGTCTCAACCTGGCCGGTGCTCGCCTCGTGCACGCGCCGGAACACGCTGCCCGCCTCGTCGGTGAACTCCGCAAGGAACTCCGCGCGATAGACCATCTCCGGCAGCTCGCGCCGTGCCGACTCCAGCTCCGCCGCAGGAATCAAGGGATTCGCGCTGGTGGGGATCTGCCAGCTCGCCCAATCGGTTTCCGCCTCATCCTGGCCGCGAAGGAACGCACGCCAAAACCAATCGCGCCCGCGCGGCGTCGATATGAGCAGCGCCCGCCCGTTGCGATCGCTTAGAGCGGGTCGCAGGGATTCCGCCCATGCGGATTCTGCGATCAATGCGGCCTCGTCGAGAATCACCAGATCGAGCCCGGCACCGCGGAGCCGATCGGGCTCGTCGGCGCTGCGCGTCTCGATCATGCCTCCGCCCGGAAACTCCACCATCCGCTCGCCATCGCGCACGCGCACGCGCGGGATCTGCCGGGCCAGCATCCGGCAGGTGCGCCAGATCTCGTCCGCCTGGCGATAGACCGGCGCGACGAGCCACACGCGCCGGCCCTGCGCCGCCTCGTGCATCGCCAGCACCGCCGCGAGCGTGCTCTTTCCAACGCGCCGCCCGCCGGCCACCACCTTAAACCGGGCCGGGCTCTCGACGATCTGCGCCTGGTACTCGTGCAGCGGCGGCAGGTCAACCCGCATCATCGGCCTCCGGTGCGGGCGGCTCATCGTTTCGCGGAGCCGCGACGTTGAGCACGAGTTGGATGCGCTCCGAATCTCGCCCGGCTTGCTGCTCTAGCAGGGCCAGCTCGCGCTCGTCGCGAAGCACCTGGCGCAGCGCACTCGACGCATACACGATCGAGCCCGCATAGGCGGGCGGAACCGTGCCGGCGCGCAGCTCGCGCACCGTCTCCGCAAGCAGCTCGCGCACGTCCGCCAGGCTCTTTAGGTCGGCGGTCGGCAGATGGTGCACAACCTGGCGCATCAATCCGCCCCTGCGGGATCGCTCTAGGAATCGCTCGCGCGATCCTGGCCGCTCATCGTGTACGGCGCAGCGGTCGGAATCTGATAGCGCGAAACTCTTGCATGGCGCGCCGCTCGCGGCGGTGCCGGTGCATGGCCGCTTAGGCATCTGCTTCGCTCCGCTCGCGCTCGCGCCGGCGGATCGCTCGCACGATCACGGCTGCGATCGCAGCACGACGGCGCACCACCTCAGCGGGCGCTAGCTCGCGCCACCGCACAACAACCCGCCGCGCGGGCTCGACGGGATCGCTTTTCTTGCTCATGGGGCCGGCCTCTTTTCGTGAAATGTGCCCATCCGTGAGCACCTATCTCGCCCGTGGTGAAGTTGAGCCGGCCCGGCGCGTCGATTTCTAGCGCCGGCATGGCCGGCAGCGATTCATGGATCGCAACCGGGCCAGCCCTGCCCATCACCTAAGAAATGACGCGACGAGCGGCAGATGCAGCCGCTTGCACCTTGGGGGAGAACACCGCCCGCCGCGCCCGGGGAATTAGTGAATCTCGTCGCGGCGCGGCAGGTCGAAACCGTCTGCGCCGTGGATCGCGGCATGAGCATCGGCGGAATCCGCCACCACCAGGGCCAGCGCACCATCGGGCCGGATCACGAGCAGGCGCGGCGGCGCAACCGGCACGCTCTTGCCCGCCTCCACCGCGAGCTGGTGCGCCTCGATTTCCGGCCAGCCCGCCATGCGGTAGCTGCCCGCGCCGCGCTCCGCCTGCAGGTGCGTCGGCCCGCCCTTGTTCGTCGTCGTGATCTCGCCGCGCGGGCCTCGAATCAGGACGGTTTCCACCGGCGGTTTCCGGTTCGCCTCGTCCTCGACCGCCTGCATCTCCGCGACCTGGCCGCCAAGCCGGCGATTCAGGTCGGCGTTTTGCTCTGGCGTGTCGCCTAGTCGCGCGATGGTGTAGCCCTGGCGGATTAGGTTCCGAAGTCCGCTGCGGTCCTTCATCGCCCAACCACCCGCGCGATCGGCACCGGCATCCCGCGCTCCCATTCCTGCACGGACTGCCATTGTTTGATCGCTTCGCGATGCTGCCGGTACAGCGGCACGTTACTCGCGACCCGGTTGATCAGCTCTTGCGACCATTGGCCGGCCGCGACCGCTTTCATCTCGTCGGGCGTCAACTGCGCCGGCCTCACGACGCCACCACCCATCCGCCGCGCCCGTGGTACATGAGCCGCGCTTGCCGGATCAGCTCGTTCTTCATCCTCTGCGCGTCCGCATCGTCTGCGGTCAACGCTTCCAGCGCGTCGTGCGCCGTCGCCAGGAACCTATCCTGGCGCGCCTCGATCGCCGCTTGGCTATCGTCGGCCACGTCCACCTCGCGCCCGTCATCGTTCTGAATCCTTAGCATGGAATCTCATCCTTTCTAGATTCGTCGGTCCACAGGTCGAGCTGCTCGTTTAGCAGACTCCACCCATTGAGCCGCCTACGCGCCTTGCGAATCACGGCCCTCGTCGCCGGTAGCACCGGCATCTCGATCACTTCGCCGCGCGGCGTGCGCAACCGCACCACCTGCGGCAGACCACCAGCACGAGCCATTAGCGCCCGCGCCTCTTGAGCCATTCGTCTAGCTCGCTCGCATAGAACCGCAGCGTCCGGCCCGCCTTGTGCGCCGGCAGGTCGGAATCCTTCAATCGGTTGAATACCGTTGCCCTAGACATCTGCAAATAGGCGGCGGCCGCGCGCACGTCCATCGGCGCATCCGCCCGCACCTGCTCCATCAGACTCATCTGCCGATCCTTCCGCGCGGGCCTCCGCTCGCGCCGCTCTGCGGCTTCCATCGTCATCTGCGCCGGTGGCGGTGCGACCACCCGCGCCACCTTCGCCGGCTTCGGCCTGGCCGGCCTAGGCGTCGGCGCGCTGCCCGCCGGGCGCACCTGCGGCGTGAGCCCGGATTGCTGGTACAGGCTCGATCCCTCCAGGGCCTCGATCACCTGCGCCGCCCATGCCGGGCGCGGCACCATCTGACCGGCCAGGGCCAGCGCCCGCACCGGGCCGGATTCCGCGAGCATCCTCGTCATGGCGTCGAGCTGCTTGCGCGCCGCGCTCGTGAGATAGGCGGAGCCGAGTACATGGCGCAGCGCCGGCGCGTCGCGGGCCTCCAGCGCCCGCACTAGGGCCTCGCGGTCGAGCACCTTGGGGCTCATGCCGCCACCGCCGCGACGATGGCCGGCGTGCGCGGGTTCCGCAGCACGTTCGCCACCATCTGCCGCGACCACCGCGCGCCGCTGCGGGTCCGGTGCCCGGCCTGATTGAGCACGCGCCCGATCTGCTCTAGGGAATGGCCCTGCGCGCGCATCCAAGCGGCCAGGCGGACCACGCGCGCCTCGTCCGGGTCCATCTCCAGCTCGCCCGGCCTGCCGTGCGCCACAAGGCGCGATCCGTAGGGGATTCGACCTGCATGGCGTCCTTCCGCCTTTACCTGCGCCAGCGCGCTCCGCGTGCGCTCGCGGATGGTGTCGCGCTCCAGCTCCGCGAAGGTGCCGAGTAGGCTCATCATCGCCCGCCCCGCCGGCGTGCTGGTGTCGAAGGATTCCGCCACCGATGCCAGGCCGCAGCCGTGCGGCGTTAGCTCGTCCTCGACGATCGCAAGCAGGTGCCGCTGCCGGCGCGTGAGCCGGTCGAGCCTCGCGACCACCACCACCTCGACCTCGCCCGCGTGCACGCGCTCGATCACGCGCGCCAGGCCGGGCCGCTTGATCGTGCTGCCGCTCGCGCCTGCATCCTGCTCGACGCCGGCCAGCGTCCATCCGCGCGCCTCGCAATAGGCCGCGATCTGCGCCCGCTGCGCGTCCATCGTCAACGTCTGCTCATCCGTCGATGCCCTTGCATATCCGATCGCTCGCATCCTTTACCCCCTAGGCGTGAAATCCACCTAGAGCGATCATAGACCATCAGAGTCTAACGTGCAACTAGTAAAGTCCATAGGCGTCAACGATCCGACCGGTTTCTTGCCCTACCCTTTCTTGCGGGGTCCGG